AGTCCAGTCACAGAAACGCTGCCAGTTGTTAGTTGGTTTTGTTAGTGTGGCTGTAGTCATTTATGTAAGGTTAAAATATACCTGGAATTATTTGTCCAGTTGTTAAGTAGGCTCCTATTGCAGCAACGAATCCAACCATGGCTAGTTGACCATTAGTTCTTTCAGCTTGCTCCAATAAGAAATTCTGTTCTTGTTCGTTCATTAGTCTTGGCGGTGTTTCTTTGCCAAAGATATTTTGTTTACCGTATTCAGTTGTTGTAGTCATTAAATTGAAAGATAGGTGAATGGCGATGATGAACTGTCAGGTCGCCATGACTACCTACTTTTTCTTTGTACCTTTCTTAGGTGGTCTACCTTTCTTTGATCCGTATGTGCCAGGTCCGTATGGTGCCATAATTAAAAATTGATGTTTGAACGTTCTAGTTTTTCCATGACCGCCTGACGATATGCAGGGTCATCGTTATATCTATCATCCTCCATGGCTTTCACCATTTCAGCTTGACTCTTGAATACATCACCAGCTGAGCTAGGTGGCTTGCCTGTAAGCATTCTTCCATCTGTACCAACAGAATCGTTGTATCTACCCATCAATGCTTGAAGTGCAAAGTAGCAAGCAAGAGGGTCACCTCTATCTACTACTGTGTCATACATCTTTTGCTCTTGATCGGATAGGTTGTTCTTAGCCCATCCAACAATCTGGTTGTACTTCTCCTCACCTCCAGCTGACTCCATCAATTGTGAGATGTTCTCATCAGTTAAAGATTGAGGTTGGTTAGACTGACGATACCTTAAATATTCCTTAGCTAATTCTCCAGGGTTAGTAGAAGCTAGTTCTTTTAAGATCTCCTCACTAAACCCATCTTTATTATCTCTCTGTTCCCAAAGAGTATCTAAGATGCTGGAGTCTTTATTTTCAGATTCTTCTTTTTCTGGCTCTTCAGTTGTTTCTTCGGAGACAGTTTCTTTAGTTTCATCAGATGACTCTTCTTTGGGTTCTCCTAATTTCTTTTGTAATTCTATATATGCAGATTCAAGATCTTCAGCACTCTTATATTTACCTGCTAATAGTTGTTCCTGTTGAGTCTCCATCTCCTCACCAACCTTAAGTGAGTCCATCTCTTCTTGAGTGAACTCAGGGTTATCGGCTGGAGTCTCATCCATTGTTAATGTTTCTGCCATTAAGCTCCTTGTGGTGGTTGTTGTCCTTCTAGTTGTTGAGCTAGTGCTGGATTCTTAGTTGGATCAGCAAGTGGTGTCTTAGCTTCTTGAGCTGCTACCTTCCTTTCTTCCAATGCCATAGCTTGTTGTTGTTGCTGTGCTTCTCTTTCCTGTATCTCTTGCATTGAGGTGACAAGATTCAATACATCAATACCTTGAGCTGCAGCTAATCGTTTAATTGCTTCCTCTGGATTAATGAACTTCATCAACGACTCTGGACCCATCGCTTGAGCAATGGTCTGTAAGAACATAGTTAGACTTTCTCTATCCTGTCCTCTTCCAAGAGCGTTAACACCTGCAACAATAGTAGGCTTGATTAAATCATTAGGAAGACGAGGTATCTCACCTGTCTTTTGGAATACGTTTAGCTTTCTATTTAAGTAAGGTACTAAGAATTCTGTAGTTAACAAACTATATAGACCACCTAACTGTTGATCTAATTCCATCTGCGTCATCCTTACCTCTTCCGCTGTAGTACGTTCACTATCTCTGACTTGCATGATTAGGAAAGCTTCACTTAGACGCTTCTCTAATTGCATTGCCATCTCAAACGCTGTACGGAAGTCAGCTGTCTTACCAACTTGAACCACACCTATGTCATCAGGTCTTCCCTGAATGATCGCACCGTTACCAGCCGTGGCTAGTGTCTGTGGTTTGGTTGTGCTACTTGGTGATACTGTGAAAACTACCTTTGCTGCAGCTGCACTACCCTCTACGAGAGCTTGCATTAATGCTTCAAGGGATTTCAAATCACCTAAAAATTCTTCGACCCTGCCTCTCCCGTAGGCTTCACCGTCTACTGTATTGAAACGTAGAGGCAACCAAGGTGTAGCTGTTAATGGAGCCTTACCTCTAGATGCAGGTATAACATAATCGTATACTTCTTGATGCCATACGACTCGGTTGTTCTCACGTCTTACATGAGTATAGACATCACATTCTTCACGGTTCACGTATGAACTTTCATCAACGATGTCCTCAGCCTTAAGTCCTAAGACCTCAGCAGGTACGATACCTTCTAATAACTTGTGATTAATACGCTCTTTCGTGACAATTTCAATCACGTTGCCGTTGCCATCTCGTTCTAAAACATAACGATTAAGGGGAAACATCTTTAAACCTTGTTGACCCATGAAGATCAATACATTACCTGCGACAACCAAGTGCTTTAATGCTTGGTGTACGACCACACGGTCACTTGAGGCAGCGATTGATTCGAGTATGGTTCTCTCAATCTTTGCAAAGGAAAGGTCTAGTTCTGACTTAGCCTCTGGTGGTATGCCACCTTCAGCTAGTGCAGCATCGTCGAGCTGTAATTTAAAGAAGCTTGTTTGTGGAGGTAGTAATGCAAGCATCAACTTAGATGCAAGTGTTACAACACCTTTAGCTCCTACTGATTGCCATGGAGTTATTAAATTCTTAGCTCCATGACTTTGCTCTTCCTCTCCTCTTACTAGATAAGGTAAGGTTAAATCTGTTGCTTGTTTCGCTACGTTTAGAAACTGGGAACGATCACTGGATAAACTGTCATATCTTGATTTAGCTGTCATTGTATTAAATGTTTAGTGTGCTTATCTTCATTGATCTTCCTAACTGTCCAGTACCTGAACGTGTACGACCTGTGTTATAAGCTCTTGATCTTCTTATCTTCACGCCTTGTGCGCTATCTCCTAACATCTTATAGTTCATAGATGAAGAGATATCTGATAATCTTTTGTTAAAGGCATCAGAACCTTTTTGGAATTGATCTTGTAATCGTTTGTCTTGTGCCAATAAATTTGCAGACCAAGTTGTATCAAGATCACTAAGGGCTTTTCTTCTATCTTCAGTAACAGTAGTACCTAATTCTTTTAAACCAGCAGCAGCTTCAGCCTTAGCTCCAGCTATGTCTTCAGCAGTTTTAGTACTAAGACTTGCTAAACCAGTAGAAGCTTCAGCCTTAGCTCCAGCTATACCTTCCTGAGCTGCTGTGCTGACATCAGAAATATCTCCACTTAAAGCACTGCGTACTCCTTCGATATCCTTACCTGTCTGTTGACTTAGACCTAAGATATCAGCAGCTGTTGAGCTTTGTAGATCACCTAATTGTTTAGTAAAGTCAGTACCTAAATCACCTACTTGCTTACCGAATGCAGCTTCTACATTAGCTAAGTTAGTAGCAGCATCAGTTTTGTAATCACCAAATGAATCTCTTAAAGCTTCTAATTGTTGTGTTGTAGTACCTAAACCAGAGGTTAATGTATCGAGACCTGACTGTAATGATCCAGACTCTTTAAATAATTTACTGATGTCACCACCTAAAGCAGTTTGTACATCACCTAATCGTTGATCAAAAGTATCTGATAAGTCAAAGACTTGATCACCAAACTCTTGTCTTAAGTTACCTGCCATACCTTGTATGTCAGACAGCCTTCCTTCCTCTAGCTGTTGTTTAAGGTCTAATAAGTCAGCAGCTCTATCTGTGCCTAACTGACTTTCCAAGTTAGCTAGAGCCTCACCTCTACCACTCTCAAGCACGTTTTGTAGATTTGTTAGATCTCCTTTCCATTGAGTCTGTTGGTCGCTAAGTTGTGTTTGTAAGTTTTCTCCTTGCTGAGTGATTAGATTCGTAAGATTAGTTCCTTGTGTATTAATTCGATCATCTATTCCACCAAGATCTAGTTGCTTTATCCAATCCATGTCTGAAGTAAGTCCAGCAAAATTTTCAGTCAGTGCGCTTAAGTCTCCACCTTGATCTGCTATGGATTGACGTACACCTTCAAGATCTAATGATGCTATATCTTCACCCCACTGACCTGATAATGTCTGACTTAAAGCATCTAGGTTTTCTGTCATACGTGTGTTGAAGTCACTGGTCTTTAAGTAATCATTAATACCCAGTGCATCAGTAGCTTTTGTAATCTGACCCTTTATCGAACCTGCACCATCACCAAGAAGCAACTTTAAGCCGTATTGTGTACCAGCTAGACCTTTTTGTAGATCAGATACATCCCCAGCAGTTCCAGTATACTTATCTTTTAAATCAGCTACATCCCCAGCAGTTCCAGTATACTTATCTTTTAAACCACTAATGATATCATCAAGACCTTGTACATCTCCTACTTCAGTTGTGGTATCCCAGTTAGCTAATTGATCTTTAAGTACATCAACATCAGTTCTAAGCGTACCTGTAGTAGATGTTAATCCTGATATATCAGATGTATAACCTTTATCAGCTCTTTGTAAGTTTCCAATGTCGGAAAATAATCTTTCAACATATCCACTAAAGTTACCTACTTCTGATTCTAAATCTGCTCCAGTAGTTTCAGCCTCACTTATCCAATCCTTAATCCACTGATCATCATAAGGATTTTCTGTTGTTTTATGTACTGTTTTGCTACCACCATACAGTCCCATTTATCCTTCCTCAATTCTATTTCTTATCCACTCCACAACTGAACGT